AAAGTAATATCCGAACTCAGCAGTAATATATAATTCGGGTGAAATAGCTGCACCCTTTTTACCTTCCAATCGCTTCTTGCCACGTTCTAAGGCCTTCTGACGATCCTCAGGACTCATTAGGTCTAATAGATTAGCCATTAACTTGTCTCCTCTCCTGAGTCATCTAGTGCAGTTTCAATTGGTAATTCGGGAGCATTAACAATACGAGGTTTGTCAAAGATTTGTTTGAAAAGTTCAGTACGGTCTTCTTCTGATAGAGAGTTTAGTAGTGTTTCAACATTCTTGCCGTTATTATCATCAGTAAAGCATCGTTTATACGTCTCAAGTTCAAACCTTTTAATACTATTGATTTCATCAGTCAAAATACTGGTTCGTTTTTGGATTGCTTTGATTTTTGAAAGTTCTTTTGCTGTAGGTGTGTCACCAGCTTGTAATTTACTAAAGTCTATCCCTTGTAGTTCAGTAATAATTTCACCAAGTTTTCTAAGCTTATCTGAAAGGTCAAGTTCTTCACCCGCCCCAAGTTTGCGTACCTTAAAAGATTGACCTAAGTCCTCAACTAACAAGTTTCTTATGTTATGTACGTTTGATAGTGAAATGCTAATGTCAGCCATATAACCTCCTAGGTTATCAATTTAATAAGGTAATTCCTCTATTACTATTATGCCTAACAAAAAGCCCCTCAGTAAAGAGGGGTTTAATGTATCTAGTTTTTAATACTAGCTTGAGATTGGCACAGTTGTTTCCGTAGTGGCATTGTAAATTGACGGTGTAGTCAAGTTTCCAGTACCGTAACGGATCTGTCCTTCTGATGTATCTTGTGGATAGATGTGGAACATAACGCTCTGGTCATCTGTAGCTGTGAACGCTGTATTGTGTTCAAAAGATACAAGTGCGGCGTAAATGAATACATCACGGTCATCAGTGCCTTCACATTCGTAGTGAAAGTTTACAGGGACTGTCTCAGGAAGGCTACAAGTGCCTCCTCCGATAATCCAGTTACCTAGTGTCTGTGTTCCAGTAGGCATATTGTAATTTTCAGGCATGAAGTACTTGAGGTCGTCCCAGTTGTTTGGGAAGAACGCAACGTCGAACGATGGGTTATCTAATTGGTTTGATGGACGAGTGGTTGAACCTGATAGACGTTCGCTTGTACGAAGTACTTGCGCTACGTTAGGGGTTAGTTCTCCAAGCATAAAGCTAGGAATACTTACACCGTTAATGTCTACTGTGAGTTTTCCACCCATTGGGTTTGATACTGTTGGTACAGCCATTTTATTCTCCTTAAAGTATTATTTGACCTTGTAGGCTATAGATTATTCGGTTATTTCCGTCTAAGCCCACGTTTGTTATTGTTGATAATGGCAGCATGGTTACGTTATTGTACCCAGTTGCTGTTATCGGTGGAACAGGTGGTAAACTACAAACATTTGAATAGTTATTTTTCATCCAGTTAATAATATCAACTAGCTTTTTATAACCGTCTACGTCTGTGTTACCTCTTGCTAAAAGCTCAAAAGATTGGGTCATTCTGCTACCTCTTGATATTGGGTCGCCTATGTCTGCGATATAAATCCCAGTTTTATCAAGTGTTAGCTTTTGGAAGAATAAATCTACATCTATTGTTCCAAAACCTTCATCTTCTAATAGCTTCAAAAAACTTAAAGTAATCATTTTGACATTTCCACGTATTTTTTAGGGTTTTCTTTTCCTACACTATCCCCAGCATTTTTTAAGTAGCCGAGGGTTTGTGGATTCTTTTTATTTTCAAAGTGCCTACGCCTTGCGTACGGTACAGAACTATCACCAAAAGTCACAGTTCTGAATGTTCCTTGATCTTCTACACGACCATTCTCTGCGAGCGCACCACTATCTTTAGGGGATAGCATTATTGCTCTTGTGAGAATAACTCCTGCGATTACTTCTTCTACACGGCCATATTCAACAACTGTTGTGTTCGCCCATTTTAAAATGTTTGATTTTATAGCCATTACGAAGTTTCCGTGTATTGTGAGTAATCAGTTACCTGTAGTGTTAATGAGTAATGTTCAAGTACTCCAGTTTCAAAGTTACGACCACCAGTTTGTCCAATGATCTCATAGTCTTGTCCTTCAACTTGTATCCCTTGTCCCACAGCTATTGAACTTATAAAGCTCTCACCTGGTTTAACTTTTAAGGTTGCAGCTGACTGACGTACTTCTTGGTTATTGACCTGAACCATCTCGTTACGTAATTTAAACACTCCAAATGCGTTATATGATGCGGTAATCATGTTACCGTAAACACCACCCCTAGAGACGCTTAGAAACGTGTACGATTGAAGTACAAAGACATCGAATACACTAACAGACAAGCCCATTGCGAACCTGTCCTATATTACAAAGGCTATACTTATTGATAGTTGCAATATTAGAATCGATCAATCGTTGTTCAGCTGTAAGGTTTGTATCAAAGCTGATGCTAAAATCTTCTACCTTTTTGCTTGAAACATTTGTATCTGAACTAATACCAGAACTAACAAGGTCGAAAACCTTTGCGAGCAATTGGCTGAGATCACCAGGCATAGAGCTAAAGCCCCATGTTCCGGTAATCTGTACTTCGTCGTTTGCCTCTAATGTTTCTTTAAACACGATTGAATTAAACCACTCACTATTGCGAGAGTCCCATAGATAAGGTGTAAAGTCTGTGGTTATAACACCATTCAACTTAACTTCCGTTATCGTCTGGATAGCTCCAACAAATACTGTGGAATAACCTTCACGTGCAGTAAAGAACCTTTGAGCGCCTACATCTTGCACCACTGAGTAACAGAGGATTTTTTGTAGTCGTTCATTTGCAATGTCAAGGTACAAAGTTAGGTTAGTAACTTCAATGGACGATAGGGGTCGCCCTAGTAGTGCTTCAAGTTGTGCTTGCGTCATATTAGTTTGACCCCTTTCGTTTTAATTAGCTAGTAGTTGTGAACTGCATTAGCTCGAAGCTTTCGATAGCAACAGCTCCACCTGTGATGTCAACGTCAGCACGTAGTGCGCTTGCATCTTGTGTAAACAGGTTTAGTGAACCGACAGTCGCTTCACGGCTGAACAGTGTTGAAAGACCACCTCGGGTGACAAGGTTGTAGTCATCGTATGCACCAAGAACAACGTCACCATCAGCAAGTACTTCGCTTAGAACTACGTTGAATGTTCCAAGAGCACCAGCAGATACTTGATCGCCAACTACTGTGAATGCAGCACGTCCTTCACCGTCAATAGTGGTAGCCATAGCACCCCAAGTTGAACGGTTAGTTACGAGGGCAACAGGTTGGTCAGTTTCAAGGCTACCGTATGCAGCACCAATTGCTGGAAGAATCGCAGCAGATGTGTAAGATGCAACAGGAGTAACACGACCAGCTGCTACTAGAGCAGGTACGAGTCCAGTGCTAGGGAATGTTTCACCGCCGAATGTTCCACCAGCCCATGTAAGGATGATAGTATCTTCTAGCTTTGAGTACTGTCGAGCAATGTATTTAACAATTTGGTTGTAAATAGCAATAGGTGAACGTTTCTGAACGCCGTCAAGCCATGCAACAATTAGCGCAAACTCGTGTGGTTCAAATGATACAGGAGTCCAAACAGGTTGGTCTTCTTGCTTTGTTCCACCTAGTGATACGGGACGGAATCCAGCACCAGCAGTTTCTACAAGTTGCTTGAATGTTTCAGCACCTTCAATATCAATGCGGTTAACAAGTGCACCAACACGGCCTACATTTGTGTAAGCATCACGGATGTCAGTAGAGAGTACTTCTCCACCGTAAACTGGTGAACCAGTTGTGCCGTCAATAACCATGACTGCCTGAATGTCTTTAGCTTTAGCAGATGCGATTTCTTTTTCGCCGTTGTATGCAGCTGATAGCATCTCTACGAAGCGTGTTTTGTATTCGTTCTTTGTGATGCCGTCTTTTGCAACTACAGTACCGACCGCAGGGTCAGCAAGTGCAACAGGGGCAACAACTTCGTCAGTTTTGAGTTCTTTACTCATTTTAGGTGTTTCCTTCTTTAAGTTGATTGGTTTAATTTCAGCGATAGGAGTTTCAACTACTTCCTCTACTTCTGTTTCTGCTAATTCTTCGACAACTGGTGTCTCAGGTTCCACAGGTGTGTCTACGACTTCGGTAGTCTCTACTACAGGAGTAGCTACTTCTTCAATCTTTTCTTCTTTAGTTTCCACTTGCGTGTTCTCCTTTGTTTCTGGTGCTTCCGCTTCTGCAACGTAATGTTCCAAAGACTTGTGCATAGCGTTCATAGAAAAAGCAAACTGTTCATTACTGAGCATTGCCTTAATCTTGTCGAATGCACTAACTTGCTCAACCTTTGGTGTCGAAACACTATCAGCGAATCCAAGTTCTACTGCTCCCTCTGGTGACATCCATGTTTCCTCATCTAGGAGGTTGAACACTTCGTCATGAGATAAACCAGTTCTATTTTCATAGATAGGTAACAGTGTCTCTTCTAATGCTTCAAGTACTTTGATTGCTTTGTTGAGGTCTTTGATATTGCCATAAGCTCCAACCATAGGACGATGAATCATCATAGTTGAACCGGGGGACATTTGAATGTCTTCACCCACCATAGCAATAACGCTAGCCATTGAAGCCGCTACACCATCAATACGTACAGTCTTTTTTCCTTCATATTGCAATAGAGCGTTATAGATTGCAGCACCTGCAAATACTTCACCGCCAGGACTATTGATAATAATCTTTAGTGGTTTTCCATTTGCTTGTGCAAGTTCTTCTCTGACCATACTTGGTGTGAACTCATCGCCCCACCATTCTTCGCCAGAAATGACACCTTCTATTAAAAGCTCGTATGAACCTTCGGGAGTAAGCTGTAGGAATGGTTTCTTCATAGCACTTCCTTTATTTAAATTACAAACTTCCACTCGTGCGTTCTTTAAATGAACTTTTGCAATCGTATTAGTTCTGTATTTATTATCACTGTTATGTTTGTGGTCTGTCAATTGCTATACTTTAACAACTGTTTCAAGTTTAGAAGTTGGGTTTTTTATACTTACCATACCGCCGCCAAGTTTCTTACCGAGGTAACGGCCATTCTCTGCATATATACCGCTAGGGTCTTTGCCTTCGATGTTTGTAGGATTTGCGTTACCCTTAATTATAGAGTATGAAAGCTTACATCGGCAATTAACGTGGGCTGGGGGTGAATCTAAACCACCAGGAAACAGTTCCTTTATACCTATGTAATGCCTGCGAGGGGGCGACAGATAAAACAGGCGCTATCCTGAATGTTCCATATCTTATATGTTCCAGCTATCTGAGTAGCGTTTAGCTGAACGTTAAGTTGAATCATTGCTTTATTACCAGATGTCTCACTTGTGCGCCATGCTTCGTTTTGTGAGAATCGTTTGACTCTAAAAGTCTGACCTAATACAAACGCTGCAAGTGCTTGCTTAGTAACAGTTTGACCAGATAACTTATTAGTTTCAATAAGCTTGGATAGTTCACTTGATGTGTCAGCATTGAATGACTTAACTGCGTCTTTCATATATATTCTGTCGGCTTGAGTTGAGACAGATCCAGTGAACCCTGCTGTACCTGATATATCTAGTCCACCAGACATAGCTAATAGCAGTCCGCTGTTATATACCTTTTGTCCACGCATTAAGAACAGCAGAAGTAAGATTGCCAATATCTCTTCCGTTAAGTCGTCATTCTCCTGCTCAGTGGGGTCTTCTGCTAGGGACACCGGAGAAACTGAGACTCTTGAAGCCTGTCTGTTTATCTGTGCATTAAGTGCATTCTCAATATCTAGCTCATAAGGTACTAGTTCTGCATCAACAGCAGGTTCAGGACTATGAGACGATGCTTTTGGGTTTGTGCTTTTTGCCGTCCCCTTGTTTGTAGGCTTCAGTCCTGCGTTATCTGGTTCAGGACTATCTTGTACTTCATCACCCTCGTCAATGTCTGGGTTGTCTTCTACCACATCATTACTGACTATACCTACAATAAGATCGTTTATGTCATGGCTTTTAAAGTAAATTTCAATACTCTCTGGTGTATATCCTTTATCAAGCAAGATAATAAAGCGAGCATCACGGATTGCTCCGGTTTCTTCTTGTACTTTTTCCTCATCAGCAAGAGCAGGGATAGGAACGTCAGCGGTAATCTGTACACCAAGCCCACCAGTAATACGGTTAAGCTCATGAGTAAATTGTGTCCATATCTTAAGAGTAATAGGTTCTACTACATTCTCCATAAAGTTTTGTTGATCTGTTCGGGCTGTAGCATAGTTGTTGTTCTCACCAACACCTCTGATAGATGCAGGAACACCGAAAGCTGAGTCAATCTTTTTATTTGCCTGTGTAAATAGGTCATTAAGTGAAAGCTCACGGTTAGGTGTAGCAAAAGGAATCCACTCAATCTGAGCATCAAGGGGCTTGTTAGTGTTAGGGTCTACTGGACGGTGAGTGTAGGTAACATTTCCGTTCTTACCAGCACCACGGTGTCGTTCTTGTAGTTTGTCTACGACATCATTAAAGTCCTTAGCGGTCTGGGCTGTAATAACAAACTCACCAGTTGGGACTGCACCGTTTTTGAAGAATCCCTTTTGATACTGTGCGATGTAGTCATCAATGGTTGTCCACTTACGTGCTGCTCGGGTAGGAGAGTAACCGCCTGTATTGATTGCGTATGGGTCTAGTCCGCCTAATGTAATAACTTCATCTTCCGAATATTGTGAAGTACCTTTTGGCGTAGTAATTGTATAAGTAATCTTACCGTTGACATTTACGGTTGTTGGATTTTGTAAGAATGTAAAACCACCAATATTCTTACTAGTAATACGTCCGCCAGGAAGAATAACATTGCCTTCTTTTCGCCATACAAGAATATGACTTTGAGGGTGTACGAGATACATAAGTACAATTGCTTCACGAAACTCAACAGAGCTATTCTTTCGGTTAGGGTGATACAAGGCATCTAATACTGGTGCTTCTACTTTTTCTCCAGTGGAGTCAACAGCATAAGGGCGTATTTTCATAAACTTATTAGTTATCTTGGTAACAGAAGGGTAGGCGTTTTCGTAATCATTAGCAATAAACTCACCATATGTGTCATTACCAGATATATTTACCCAACCTAAATCATCTCTGGTAATCATCTTAGGAGTTTTGTTGGTTAGTCTGTTGAATAATTTTGCCAAAGGGTTCAAAGCGTTTTCCTCGTTATCTGTTACTTAGTATAAGAAGTATAGTGCGTTAGTGTCTATAGTCTATCTAGCATTCGCGTATTCGATTGTTTGTAAGTTTGCACTATTTGAATATATTGTAGCTAGGACATCAACTCCGTCATCGTGTGGGTTCTTTCCACCAGCAACGTAGCTTAGAACCTCTACAGAGAACTCTTGGTACTTCGTTGTCCAGTTAGGCGGCATATATACGTTACGATTCACCCAAGCGCTAGAGGCAAGTATACGAGCTTCNTTGTTGCTGTTTTGTGGTGTCCACTCGACAACCGTTTTAGTATTACCAAGCTTTATNAGTTCACGCTCTACGTTCCTGGCGTATCCTTTTCCTCCATTGTTTGATTCAAAGTCAGCAATAGTAATGTTNTCNGCTGTAATCATCTTTGCTACTTGAGGCTCTGTAATCTCAGCCTTTTCCTTTGAGTAATAAATATCNGTAATATAAACCTTAGTACCGTCCTCGTCTTTNACATCAAACCAATTAATAGAACAAAGNTAGTCTTTTCCTTGGTCTGCAACGTCAGTCGTGTTCTTGCGTATGATTGAGTCTGGTAGTGTTGTCCACTCCTGGAAGCCTTTGTATAGCCTTCCCTCGATGTCTACTGGTTGTTGGTAATAGTTAGCTTTAAGAACGTTGGATCAAGAGTCCTTTTTATCTCAGCAAACTTCTTACTACTAAGTATAGAAGGCTCAAGCATTTTGCCATCTGTTTCTATTTCGTATTTAACTTCCACTACATCATCACCATATAGCTTTATAATCTCACCAGATAAGTCATTAGTTGCCCATCGCTGCATGACAAATATAAACTTATAATCATCACCGTCAGTTCGTGTGAATAGAGTATTCTTATAGAAATTGAAATGGTCTGCTAGGGCATTGGCATTCATAGCCTCAGTCGAGTTCTTAATAATATCATCGACTATAATATAATCAGCCCTTGATCCTGTAATAGAACTTGTCGGTGAAGTTGCTCGATAGCTAGGCTCTGAGCTACCCTCTATTTCCCATTTACTTTTAGTGGCGAAGCCTTGTTTTATCTTTGTATCTGGGAATATCTCAGGGTATGGTATACCACCTCTACCTACATTACTACCCAATATTGTGTCTCGTATCTGTGTAGAAAACATACTTGCCATGTCACCAGAGTTTGAAACACCGATCACACGAGTCATTAAGTCTTTACCCATTAACCACATTGCAAGGTTTTTAGCCGTGAACGATTTATAGTGACCGGGTGGAACTGAAAGGACTAAGTAATGTTTTTCACTGTTTTCAATAAAGTCCTGAATTGTATCGGCCATCTCTTTTAAGAGCTTCCGTTCATCAGTAAACAGTTGGGGGTAAAGGAGTTGCTCGAAGTCCCAGAACGATCGCCTTGCTAATTCTATTTTGGCTAGTTGTCTAACCCCATCAGGTACATCAGACATTTAAATAAATACCAATTTTATTATTACAATATCAATTATGGTCATAGTAAAGTCTCCAAGTCGGTATTTGCTATAAAACTTATACTTTCCGACAATTCTATACTTAGCTAATGCAATATCAGCATTCAAGGTAATTCCTAGTTCATTAAGTGAAATAACTATCTTCATTACTTGCCAGCTAGTTTTTTAAGCTCTTCTATAGATAGTGCTGCGTAAGGGTTGATACTCTCACCTTTTGTGGTTAGGTCTGTTTCAGTCCGTAAGCTAAACTCTGCCTTTGCTTTACGCTCAAGGTATTTGAGTGCTAGATTAGGGTCACGTTTCATTGC